TCGCCCTCCTCCCAGACATGCAGGGCGATGTGCGAGGTCTCGATCATCGCCACCGCGGTCAGGCCCCTGTTGCCCTCCGCCCTCACGTAGCGCACGAATGGGCCGCCGATGCGCTTCATGCCGATGTCCCTGACGAGCTTGCACAGCCACTTCTTGAGCTTGCGCTTGGACTTCGGCGGGGTCTGCGTCCTGCCGTTGATCAGCAGGTGCTTGTGTAGCGGAATTTTTGAATTTCTTGCCATGGGGCGATATTACTGTACTTGTTTTTGCGCGTGGGCAACCCTTGACATTATTATCTGGGCGTAGTCGCCATCCATTTCGCATCCCACCCACTGGATGCCATCGAGCGTGGCGGCGACGGCAGTGGTCCCGGAGCCGAGGAACGGGTCGAGCACGATGCCGCCCTGCGGGGTCACCATCCTGATGAGGTGGCGCATCAGGGCGATCGGCTTCACGGTGGGGTGGTGGTTCTTGCGCACCTTCTGCGAGCGGTTGTGGGGGTTCGTCGTGCCCGCCCTCTCGTAGTCGTCCTCATCCTGCCTGCGGTCGGGCAGGTCGCCGAGGCCGAGGTTCCTCTCGGCCGTGGATGCCTTCGCGCAATAGAAGAAGCGCGCCGCCGTGCCCATTGATTTGTCCCGTCCCGTCGTCTCGTAGCCGGTCGGCTCACCGTTGTTGTCGAAGAGCCTCGCACCATTGGTGGTGTTCCAGGTCCCGCCCTTGACTTCGGGGAACAACTCGAGGACCTCGTCGGAGCCGTCGTGGATGAAATTGGCGGGCCACCTCCCGCCATCCTTGTAGGTGTTTATCTCCGTGCCGATCAGGTTTCCGGCGCCGAAATCAATGCCGCCATCAAAATGCTGCTGGCGCTGCTTGCGGGACAAATTTATCGGTTCGTCCCCGAAGGGGATCCTCGTCGCATCTATGTTCAGCGCCCCGGTTCCGTGCTTGAGGATGTTTTGCGCGACCGTGCCATCGAGCGGTTTGCGGGCGAGCACGATTGGTTCGTGCGCTGGTTTAAGCGCCGTCCCCCACCCCATCCATTGTCTTGCTTCTGGTGTCGTCGGATCGAGCTTCCCCAGACGCCTGTCCCCGGCGGTCTCGTCGTAGTTCGTGTCTCGTTGACCGTGGATGAACTGTAGCTTGGACATACCCCAATCCCCGCGCTCCACCTGCTCACCGGACAGTTTCTTGAACTCCGTCTTGTTGGCCGAGCCAATCGTCAGCAACCCCTCAATTGATTTGCTGACATTCAGCGACTTGGGGAATCCAGAACCGTACACCCACATGATTTGATCCCGTATCTCGAACCCAGCATCCTCGACGGCGCAGGCAAGACGGTGGTAGGTGCGTGAGCCACCGAAGGCGAGCAGATGCCCGCCCGGTTTCAACAGTCTCAGACATTCGATAGCCCATTCCGTACACCACGCCTGAAACGCCCGCATCTCGTCGGTGCCACGAGAGAACCTGACTCCGTGCGTGAAGCCCTTGGTGTGAAAGATGCCGTTGGTCGCCTCGTCGGTCACCGTTACTATTTCGGCTGACTTCCAAGGCGCATCCCATTCTTTACCCATGAACTCCAACCCATACGGCGGGTCGGTGACGACCGCATCGAAGCAATTGTCGGGATACTGTGGAAGTACATCTAGACAGTTTCCGATGTGGAGCATGTTGCGACTCTAGCATGTTCGGCTCTCCGCTCGGCTATGTGGCCGTACTCCGGGTTGATTTCAAACCCGATCCATTCCACTCCTTCGTGAATGGCCGCCACTGCCGTGGTCCCCGAACCGAGGAATGGATCGAGGACAATCCCATTTGCGGGCGTCACCAAGCGGATTAAATAGCGCATCAGGTTGATCGGCTTCACCGTCGGGTGGTGGTTCCGATCCGTCAGTCCGGCATTCCGCTCTGCCTTGTTTGCTTTCGCACAGTAGAAGAACCGAGCCGCCGAACCGCTTGGAAACTCGATGCGTTCACCGTCGCTAATCGGACCCCATCCGCCCTCGTAATGTTCGCCGGTCGGTTTGTTCGCCTTTGCGGGTCTGGCACCGCCAGCGGTTTCAGGGAACAGTTCCAGCACTTCGTCGCTGCCGTCATGGATGAAGTTCGCAGGCCAGCGGCCCGGCGGGTTGTAGTTGGTTGGTTGTACCATCGAATAGTCGCCGTACACCGTGTTGTCGGTCGTCGGTTCGGTGCCGAAGTCCTCGTGCTGGTTTTTCGCAGTACTTTCGCGCCTGTCCTCATCGGAAACGAACGACACTCGGCATCCGTCAATGTTGAGCGCCCCCGTGCCGTGTGTCAGCACCGTCTCCGCCACCGTGCCGTCGAGCGGTTTACGAGCGAGCACAATCGGCTCGTGCGCGGGCTTGAGTGCCGTGCCCCAACCCTTCCAACGGCGAGCATCATCGGTTGCGGGTACGGTCACGGCATTGCCTTGTCCTGCTCCCTCTTGTAGTTGCGAACCGTAGATCGAGCGCGCCATGGCAGTGCGCGAGTCGTGCGGATTGGTGTAGCCGATTACTTGTGGCTCTGCTCCGTTCATCTTGTCAATCGCCTTGCTGACATTCAGCGACTTCGGGAACCCCGACCCGTACACCCACATGATCTGGTCCCGTATCTCGAACCCTGCGTCTTCGATGGCGCAGGCGAGACGGTGGTAGGTGCGTGAACCGCCGAACGCCAACAGATGACCGCCAGGTTTCAGCAACCGTAGACACTCCGTAGCCCACTCCGTACACCATGCTTGGAACATGGGCATCGCCTGTCCCTCTCTGCCGTAGCGCACTCTGCTGCGGCTATATGCGTTGCCACCTGCACCATCCTGAAAGCCGCCGACGACGCTTGGGTCGTGGAGCACGATGCCTGACTTCCAAGGCGCATCCCATTCTTTACCCATGAACTCCAACCCATACGGCGGGTCGGTGACTATGGCATGGACGGAACAGTCGGGCATCTCTGACATAAGCTCTATGCAGTTCCCGAGTTTGAGCATGCTCTGACAATAGCACTGTGACCGATTTTGCGGATAAAGTTATCTGAAACATCAAATATTTTTTGCCATAATGTTCGGCATGATTATCACTGCACTCATAGCCCTCGGCCTGTACATCCTGCTTTTCAGGGCTGTCGCAAGGGCAGTCTCCCGACACGACGGTTCTGTGTACCTGCGAGACGCAGGCGACTAAAAGGCTCGGTTACTTCTTTTTCTTTTTGGTGTTCTGGTAGCGCTCCAAGAGCCTGCGACCCTTGGCGGCCAACTTCGCTGCATCGGAACGGTTTTTGGGAACGGGTTCGCCCCATGCCGCCGCGGAAAGCGCAAGGCGAGTCGGCTTTCCATTTTCGCCCACCATCGGACCTGACGGATTCGTGAAGAATCTCGTCAGGAACGAACCTTTGCGCCTCATCTTCTCGGGCGTGTCTGCGGCACCCTTCACGCCGGGTTTGAGGTTCGCACCCTCGGTGCGCTTGAAATGAGCCCTGCCAGCGGCGGTGAGCCCACCCTTGGGATCCCTAAGTCTTTGCTTGGCCGCCTTCTGCTCCATGATGGCGAGAAGATACTTTGCCTCAGCTTCTGGGACGCAATTGGGGACCATTTTCCCATTTTTTCCTTTTTTCATTCCGACTTGGACGTACCCCTGCCAGCACGGAGATGCCTTCGTTTCGTACGAGTACGGTGCACCGGTCTTTTTCCGAACCGACCTGCTGGCACTCCTCGCCGCATCGGTGTTGGCGATGAACTGCCGTCCCTTCCGGCTTCCCTCGCGCTTCTTGCGGTTCGTGGCGGCTTTCTCGGCTGACGAGAGCTTGCTCCAGGCCTTCTTCGGCAGATAACGAGTTGTTCCGCCCTTGCGAATCGCCGGCTTGCCGTCCGATGTGGTCCAATCTTCTTTTGACCACTTTGAGAGCGATCTCTGTTTGCCCGATTTTTTCCCCTTGTACCCGCCGCCGGCCTTCTTGTACGCTTGGGCGACCAACTGCGCTTTTCTGGCAGACCACTGACCCGGTTTTCCGCCTCGTGACCCGGCCATGATTCTCTTTTTGATGCTCTCGCGGAGCTCGGGTTTCGTGTAGGCGCCCTTCACTTCCATGTTGCTCGGCATTTCATCATCATCGTGTTCTGCCTTGCGACGACGACGACGACCCCTTCCCTTCAGTGCCCTGCGGACAATTGCCGTTGCACCCTCAAGCAACCACTTTTCATCGAGTTCGGAAACGAAATTGTCAATTTCATCCTCGTCGCCGAAGGGGAAAAGGGCATCAATGGTGGCATCATCCATTTCGTTGAATCGCTTGGCGATGACGCGATCCAGCGATTTGGCGAGCATTGACTCCTGTTGGTCGCTCATCTTCTCCAAATACTTCTCGTTTCTCCGCTTGCGCTTTCGTCTCGGGTTCTCGCTTCGCTTCGGGGACATCGTCATGACGGGTTCTCTCTCTATCGCCCCGAAACCACCGAATTTGGGACTGTCCGGCATTTCTGAGTAAACATCCTTGCGATCGGTTGGCATTACGGGCGAACTCTCGTCCTCGTCAATCAGGCGTCGTCGTCCTCGCCTTTTTCGGGCATGGCTGGCTTCTTTTTCTTCTTCTTGAAGATGCGATCCATGAGTTCCTCGCGACTCATGGGTGAGGTCATTTCATCGTCCTCCATCTCGGCCGCCTCGTACTCCTTCTCGCCGTAACGAAGTTTCTTTTTCTTCTTCGGCATTGACATCGGCATGTCTGTGTCTGCGTACGAACCGCCCGGCATGCTTTTCGCATCCTTCTTGCCCCAAGCATCGGGTATCAAGTCGGCACGCTCGAGGGCGCGAGCACGTTTCATGATGTGGCGTTTCGCCGCGGCCTTGCTCTTCGCCCTGCCGTAAGCCATGATTGCATTCTTTAGGTCCTGTTCGGTGACAATCGGGAACGAACCGTCGGGGAGTGCCATGCCGCTCTTGGCCAAGTCGCGACGCTTCTCGGGGGAGAATGCTCTTTTGAGCTCGAGTTCTGCCCTGAGCGACTTGCCCATCGTGTCGCGATTTTCCCCGTACTTCATTCTCGAACTCGCTTGATTGCGCAGCCGTGGCCGGCGGACCGCTTGCTGGCGGCGAGCATCCATCCTCGACTGCATGTCCATTTCCCTGTCGCTGGGCTCAAGGGCATCCTCGTCTTCCTCGTCAATGTCCGGCGGACCCATGTCTTCGTCGTCCTCGGGAAGGTCGGGGGGGCCCATGTCCTCGTCGTCCTCTTCCTTTTCTGGCCCGTTGAGCGGCTTTTTTATGGAGGCCATCAACTCCTTCTGGAGAAATTCCAACCTCTCAAATTCCTCCTTGCCTTTTTCATTCCACCATCTGGCGGCGTTCAATCCGCTCTCATCGTTTGGTCTTGTCATTTTCCTGCTCCGTGTCTTCCCTGAGTGCATCCTGTGTCTCGCGGTCAATGCCCAGAAGCTTTCGCTCCCTGTACTTGGCATACGCCCTTGCGAGCGCCATGGCCTCGTCTGGATTGTCAAAATTCTTGGGCATGACCATGCCTTCAATGATACATTTGCGCAGTCGCCACAGTGGGACCTACCTAGACTGCCAGTGTGGACATTTTCATCCAGCTCTACCCGATAATGGTCGCCCAATCGCGCTACGGTGGCCTCCGCGAGGGGGGTGCGTGGCATGCCCTGCCGAATGCCGATGCCGCATGGGCATGGAGCGATGCGTACTTTGAGTACATGTTCGGCGACGACGACCAGGCCATAAATTTCTGGCATTCGTCGGCCGCCAGCAAAGTGGGCAGGGGTGACACTCCCAATGCGGCGGTAATGGATCTTGTGGAGAGGCACACGGGAATGAGACAATGGGAGTGTGACGACACCAGCAGAACCGCCGAAGCAGGAGCCGAAAAAGAATCCCAGCCCGAGGATAATCAAACCGACTCGGAGGCCACGAGGTTGTTGCCCTAGATAAACACCTTCAACCTTTCGCCCACCCATCTGGCGACCGGCGATGCGACGCCGTTCCCGCACATCTTGTAACGCTGGGTGTCCGGCAGAATCCTCCCATCGGCATCAAACTTGGTGTGGTCGTCCGGCCAGCCCATCAGCCGCTCGCACTCCAGCGGGGTGAGTCGGCGAATCACCATGGACATCGATTGCATGACGAAATCGCTCGGGTCTCGCCCGACACGAAGGGAGCGGTAGACGCCGTCGCCTTCTTCGAGTTTCTGGTTGTAACCGTCGTACTGATAGGCGATGCTTGATGGTGCCTGGGTTGCCTTCGGGGTCGGGGATTGCTCATTGAACACCGTCGCATTGCTCCCGAACTGAGTGTCAAACGAAAATAGATCGTCCAGTGATTGGGTAATGAATGTCTGCGCATGGTGGGACTGTGGTGACGGCTGCAGGGCCGTGACGGCATTCGCCACATCTATTTGGGTGGCGCTGAAGGTGTTGGCGATGGCATCCTCGCGCACCGAGTACGCGACGGATTGAGCGCCGGTTTGGTCGAGCGTGTACGAGGGGCCACTCGCCTCGCCGACACCCAATCCATTCTGGTTTTTTTCCATTTCCCGACCGTCCTGAATTGGTATGACAATTGGTATGGCCGCGGCAGCCTGATTGTCGCCCATGTCTGCCCTGAGGGTCGGACTCAATTCGTCCCAGTGGTGGCGAGATTTGAGCCGCGATATTGCGCCTGGTTCAAACCCGATTGTCTTCCCTCTGTCCTGGGCGACCATCGGTGTGTTGAGGCCGCCGGTGCCCATGATTGCCGTGAGCGTGTTTGCCGTTCCATCCTCCTGGAGTCTCACCCCGTCTGAGCGGTGAGGGTGGAACACTATGTCCTCGACCGGCTGGCCGACGGCATGCGGTCCGCGAGCAACGAGTGCAGGCATGGCATCGTCCTCTCGTATGATTGTGTCGTATTTTGCGTTCGATCCCTGATTGAATGCGGCCCGATCAATCACGGTGACGACTGGTTGCAAGACATGGGGCGAATTGTCGCCGCTCTTCACCTCGGCCCTCAGTGTTGGCGACTGCTCATCCCAGAGCCCGCCAGTAGCGCGAATTACCGTTCCTGGCTGGAAGGAGATTGCTCCGTCTTCGATGCCACTTCCATCAGGGCCGCTCTCAGTTGTTCCGGGAGTTCCTTTCCCCTTCGTGCCGCGCGTCTTAGTATTCCTTGGCAAGCTTTCGGCGACAGGAAGAATTTTGCCTCTACTTCGTGAGGCATCTGCAGGATCGAAGAGAGCAACGAGGAAGATGCGTCTGCGTCGCTGGGCGACTCCGAAGAATTGAGCATCCAACACTGCCCACTCGAGCTCCAGCGCCCCTGCTTCAGCCATTTCATCGAGGACGACCCCGAAGTCAGCACCTCCGTTGGAAGAAAGCGCTCCGGGTACATTCTCCCAAATAGAGATTCTTGGATATTTGTCATGGGTCTGCTCCCTTATTTCCTTGATGATGCGTATGCCCTCGTGGAAGAGCCCGGATTTTGCGCCGACCAATCCGGCTCGCTTGCCGGCGACGCTGAGATCCTGGCACGGACTTCCCCAAGCCACGACATCGGGGGTGCCTGCCGTCGCCAACACATGGGCGCCCGTGAGCGTGGAGACATCCCCCCACTTCGGCACATGCGGCCAATGCTTGTCCAGAATTCGCAGGCAGTACCTGTCCCACTCGCATTGGAAAATCGTCTCAAAACCGGCCGCCTCAAGACCCATGTCAAAACCGCCGACACCCGAAAATAACGAGAGAACCTTCACGGCATAAATCGTAGCCCACCGAGGGGTCGCGCTCGGCACCTCCCGCCTTCGTTATTCCTCTTCTGATTTTTCGTGCCGCCCTTTGTTTTGACCAGCGGAAATCATCAATCCTGCGAGCGTCCCCGTTATGAAGGTGGCGACGGAAGACAGCACCCCGAAAAACATTTTGTCGTTTTCTGCCTGCACCCCTATGGGCTGAGTCACGAACACCAAAGCGTAAAGAACGCCCATGGTGGTCATCGTCAGAACGAAACCGAGTATGCATCCAATGACGAATTTGAGCCTCGCATCGAGCTCCTCGGCAGAGTACCTCTTTTTCACGGTTCTTCCTCCAGTTGTTCCCAATCAAACCCGATTAAATCCTTGGAGCAGGTGCCGTTCGCGTGGCAAACGGGTGGGTTGCAGTCGTCGGACTTCCAGTTGACGGGATCCTGACACTCGTATCTGTAATGGCCGTCGTACCCGCACCCAGCGAGAAGCAGGAGCAACGATAAACAAACGAATCGCAAGCGTGACACTTGCTATTCTACTAAATGTCAACTGCCAATTTGTCCAGGTTCAATACGAGTCTTGCAGGCGAGGCAGAAAAGCGGTGGTGATCCCCACGGGTACACCCTGACCATTCCCTGTGGGTGATGGCAGGCAATTGACCTGCTGGCATGCTCGTTGAGCACGCGGCGAACGAAGGCGGCCATTGTTTCGTTGTTGTTTGCCGCCGCTTTTTTCCACAAATCCTTCTCGGCTTCGGTGCATCGAACCAGAAGTTGCTTGTCTGCCGGCAAGCCGGGTTCATTGTCGGCGGGGGTCACTGGCTTGATGTTCGTATCGACCATTTCGGACATCACATCATTCATCGCTGTCACTGTCTCCTTCGGTGGTTTGTTCCAAGATTTCGGCATCGACTATCACCCCGCTCCGAGATGCTATTGCGGCCAGCTCGTCTGACGGCAGTATCCCCGCCTGCATCATCAGGCTGATAAGTCTCTTTGCATCCTCCTCTGGCGAATGTATGTCCAGTTCACTGGCAATCTTCTCAACGCCAGCGAGGGTGACGCGGACCTGGCCTGCCGCAGAAGGGGTGTCGGCAAGGCTGACATTGACATTCATTCGATCCATTCCGAGCAACCTGGCTCGCCTGTCCATAACGGACAAAACTTGCTGAACCGCCTTGAGGTCTGGCTCTATCGTGACTTCGCTTCCATCCGGCGTCGCTTGCTTGCGGTTCTGTGTCATCGGCCATATTGATGCCTGAAGGGCATCAAGTCGCTCAAGCTCCATCCTGAGAACCTCGATGTAATTGAGTTTGCTCTCTTGGTTCAATTTCTCCAATTGACGAGATATTGCCTTGCTGACCGCGGAGGTGGTCATGTCAAAACGCTTGGCTATCTCGCGTGCGGATACGCCGGCCTTCTTGAGGGCGAAAATTCTCGCATCGCGCTCAGCGAGCAATTCGCGATTCATTGGCTTTGATATTTCCACGACATCCATGTTGGCACAGATGTCGTCACGAATAGTGAGACGACACCTCCAGGAACGAGACGACATCAAACGGGAATTGCGCCCCACGACATATGACCGACGGCCATGGTCGCTCATCCCTGGCCCCGCGGAAGTGCTTCACGTCGTACCTGAATGCTTCCCCAATGGCGGGATGCAGGGAGATGCCGAATTCCGGCCACCGAGACCATACGGCAGAGCCGAAGGGGCGCAAATCCCTGGATGCCATGGAGCTCCCGAGGGGGGCATGGTGCTCAATCCAGAGCGCGCATCGGTATGCAGTGCGAACATCATCGAGATATCTGGCCACCTCGATGGCGACCGCTTCGGAAGTACGACCGCCGGGATCCACGAAGGACTTGTAAAGAGGGCCGATGCACACGAGGTCTGGCTTCGTTTCCTCCAGTCGTTTCTCCAACAATGCCCTGTCGGATGCTTTCAGCAAGTCCAGGCCAGCCGGCTTCATGAACAAGTGCGCTTCTGGGTCTCCTGCCATTCCCCCCAATTTGAATGCTTGCTCGAAGATTTTGCGAGAGATGCGCTTGATGATTCGCTCGGGGTTTTCTAGGTCAACGAACAGGGTTCGAATGGGCTTGATTGGCTGGAACGAGAAAGGATGAATTCCGCATGAGGAGAGAATGGATATCTGTCTGGCCAGCATCGTTTTGCCCACGCCTTCGGCGGCAACGAGAATCACGCGCTCGCTCCGTTCGAGCAGGCCCGGTATCACCCACTCGAAATTCGTATCATCCTTTTCACGAATGAAAGCAGGCCAGAACACCAGGCGACCTTGGTCAATCGGAATGTCCGTCGCCGCGCCATTCGCAATCATTCGGATGCGAATGAGTTTCTCCTCTGCCCCGACCCCACTGGACAGCAAATCCGAAATGGCATTGAGAGCGTCATCCCTCGGATTCCGCTCCGCAATTGCGACGACTGCATCAAGCGGGACCAGGTCGGCCATCTTCCCACCCGTCCTGATGTGGTCGCTGATGTCTTTGCTCGTCGGGCACACGAAACCGGCAACGTCGCATCCCGCCCCCAAAAGAGCATTCACGACTGCCGCGGCATGCTCCCTGCCGACTTCGTCATTGTCGGCGATGACATCGACGACCGCCCCGCTGAGCGTCACCGAGTGGATGGGGAGCCACTTGCCGGCACCACCGGGCATGGTCGTCGCCACGAGTCCGAGTTGGGACAGTGTGTCAACATCCTTCTCGCCCTCGACGACGATGATCGGTTGGTTGTTCGCCTTGGCTCGGAGCACGGCGGGCAGGTTGTAGAGAATGCGCGGAATTCCGTTGAGGTCGTACTCCCAACCGCCACCAACCTTGGGTCGGCGCTGACGAAAGGTTTTCTTGCCATCCCCATCCAGGTAACGAACTTTCTGGAAGAGCAACTCGCCGTGCTCGTCTATGTAGTCGTAGGTGGCAACCTGGGTCAATCCGTTCTTCTTGGGAATCGGTTCGCCGGGCATGATGTCGCCGACCACGATGCCGATGCTCTCGCAAATCTTGAATACATCGCAGCCGTTGCCGCGGTGGCAGTGCATCAGTATTCTGCCGTTTTCCTCGGCGACAGACAACGATGGGTTGTTGTCGTCGTTGCGACAGGGACATCTGGCGCTCCACTGTCCGTTGCCGCCTTTTACGCCGTTCAGGCGAGAGAGCACTTCCGTTATCGGTATCAACGCCTCGCCCCCGTCACCAACTGCTCAATCACATCCTCGATTGGGACGCCGAGATTCATCATTCGGCGCGCGCGTTTCCGCATCTTCTCACCCA